TTACCGAACTCCTGAGAGCCTCCGGTACTACCTAGCCTACCCTGAGCAAACAGTCTATCCTGCACTCGGTTGATCAGATCGTTCTCTCCCGGTGCGGCCAGCGCATTGCTCGCAGCGAGGTTCTGATTGATCAACTGTGACTGATCGGCTGAGGCTCCAAAGGCTGCCCCGCCTGCACCAAGGAGCCCCTGCTGCATCTGGCCGAGGTTGCCAAAGGCTTGATTGCCCATCATAAGGCTTTGCAGCCCTTGAGCATTCTGAAACGCGCCGCCTATGTTATTGCCTTCCATCGCGGACACGAGGCCGGGATCATTAGCCATGCCCCCCGACAGCAAGTATGGGTTCATCCCACTAAGCACACCACGGTTCGCCATCTGAGCGGCGTTCTCTTGCGCCCGCATGTTCGTGTTGCCTTCTTGCATGAAGGTGCCCATAGGACCAAATAAGTTCTGAGGGTTGAACTTGGTGCTATTCTTGATATCAGAAATGCCCTGTCCAATCTGTCCCTGCGACTCACTAGCTCCGTATAGCGCAATTGCGGCTTGTATTGCTGCCATCCAACCTGCCATATTAGTTTCTCCAGTACTGCGATTGTATATTCATCTTAGAGTACAAGGCTGCGCGATACGGGTGGTAGCCCGGTATCCCTAAGTAGTCGTGTATGTCCTTGATGCGCTTATTTATATCATGGAAGTCAACGTGCAGCGCGTCGAGCGCTTGCAAGCTGGGCTCCATCTGTTCAAGTAGCCATCGTGTGTCCTTCTGACCTATAGACGCAAGACTCTTCTCTACTTCGTCCACTGGTCGGTGGATGACTACTACTTTATGTGGCCCCTGTGCCTCAGCCCACTCAGGGCAGAGAATGTAACCGCTGTCAGAGTTCCCAACGTAGTCGAAGGGTACGTCCATGCTGCTTCCGTGGAAGGTGGCCTCATGGTGACAGTATACAGGCCCCTGCGATAGGTACGCAGAGAACCAAGCCGAGCGTGTCCTCGGCAGCCCCGTTATTACAAACTTCATTTGTCTAGCTTTACTTCTACTGCTGTTAGGCGGGTAACTACGTCAATGTGCTTGTTAGCTGAGTCAAGCACGTGCTTGTCGAGTTTGTTCTCGATACGCACTGAGCGCTCCCGAGTTCCATTGAGGGCCTGTCGTGTCCCTCCCCACGCTGCGGCTACCGTTGCTACTGGTACCATAATCTGAGCAATTAATCCTACATCCATGTTATGACGTCCTGCTTGCTGTTAGTTGAATTGACTCTGTTCCTAGTAGCTCGCCTCCCGTGGCTGCGTCATAGAAACTGAGAGTAAATGTAGTTACTACGGGGGTAGCATCACTTACTGTGTCGATGTTACCGATCTGGTACGCTGTGCTAAGCTGGTGGCGTGCAGTGGTAGGATCGTGGTTAAGAGTGCCTGACAGAGATGAGTAAGCTACCCAGATGTTGCTGGCCGAGCCCTCGTTGAGCCACGTGCCTACGTTGCTGGTGTAGTTATCAGAAGAGTTAGACGAGTTCTCGTATATGTTACCGTCTGGATTGAGTTCCATGTTACAGTAGGATATACCTGCGCCATTCTTCTCGAACGTAGTCTTAGACATCCCGACCTCAGCCGAGACTCCACCAGTTACTCCCATTAAGAGATACTGTAGCATTATGAGTCCAGAATATCGCCAGTCAAGACCCAATGGTCCGTGGCATACTTGATCAGTAGGGCTGTGCCACCGGGGCGTACGACGTCAGATGCGTTGGCAACACCACCTTGGTGGTAGCGAGACTCAAGCGTAACCAGCGTGTCGGCCTGAATGGTCAGGTCTGCTGATGCGTTAGAATTGATTATCAAGACACCAGAACCGTTCACACGTCCAGCATCCGTAGCGTCGAGACGTATGGTCCACGTGCGTGCTGTAGTAGAGGTGTGGACCTGAATAGTATTCATGTCCGTTAGCTGTAGGTTTTGCGCGGCGTCAGAACTAACAATAGGCCAGCCCATGCTGTCGATGGGCACCTTGTTGATGACTCCAGCGTTGCTGACCAGTACACTGTCACCCGACTGTGAGAGGCCCGTAGCTGTAAGCTCTGGCACACTGGAGTCGTCCCAAGCGAAGGTACCGCTGGTGATAGTAAAGGGCAGGGTAGCTGATGTGGCGACGTCCACCAGACCAAGAGTCGTAGTGTCAATCTCAAGACCGTTGGATACTGTGAGCCACGTAGAGATGCCTGCACCGTCGTCCCAGAATACGATCCTGTCTGCGCCGGGGTCCGTAAGGTCCTCAAGGCCCAGAAGACTCATCTCAAGGGCACCGCCAGCCGTAGTGGTGAGGCCAGTGCCAATGGTGAAGCCAATCGCTGCTGCTGCTGAGTCGTCCCAGCCCAAGAGAGCGTCAGCGGCAGAAAAGCCAGCCACCGTCAGATCTTGGAGGTCCCCAACTACGCCTGCTTCGTTGTCAGCCCAATAGGCAACCGCCAGAGGAGACATCAAGACTGTATCGAGAGTCTCTCCCTCCGCCTGTGCCTGACTGGCAATGTCATCGCTGTCGTACTTAGAGTTGACTGCTGTAAGGATAGCGTTGAACTCGGCATCAAACTGCGCGCCAACGATTACCTTATCGGCATCTTGTGTGCTTAGGGCGTCTTTGTCCCCAAAGTGTGTAGCGCCGCCTGCTCCGGCTCTTGCATAATCTGACATTTAAGCTGTCCTTCCTACTTTAGCGTAGAGGTTAATTTGTTGTAAAGCAAAGTCTGCGGACGCCGTGCTGAGGTTACAGCCCACCTTGATGTACTGCCCTCCGCCCTTACCCGGAATGGTTAACTCCTGCAAGGACACGCCGCCGCCAAATTCAGACTCAACCAGTACCGAAGCATAAGGGTCGGCGTAGCCTATACCAGTGCCACTGTCTGTGAATTCTGATACGCTGAACATCGCACCACTTGACCCTTCTGCTGCTACTGACGTAGTGCGAGGGTTGGTGTTGAAGTCGTAGTATAGTGAATAGTTGATCTGTGTAGCTGAGTCCACGAACACAAAGCTGGTGAGGCGCTTGACGAACTTGAGGTACTGGTTCATCTCTCTGCCAAAGTCCAACCAACCAGATGAGTATGCAAAGTCATATGACGACCCGTCCTCATCGTAGCCAGCGTACTTCATTATCTCACCTACTGTACCCGTTAGGCTTCCGTACGTTTGCCTGTCTGTCGTGAAGTAGTGGGCCGTCTGTAGCCCCGTTGACCACTCGGCTGAACGGTATGTACCGTCCTGCATCTGTCCTCTGGTGTCGAAGTAGATTGCTTTGTTGCTCTGCGGGAACACCAGTAGCACCATGTCCTCCTTGGGCGAGTACATGAGCGTGATGTCATCGTCGTCAGTTTCCTGAGTCAAGTAACCACTCACCAATGAGTGTATATTCCTAGACACGTTATTGGTTGGTGTCGTCTTGTCTTGTAGTGCGCGGTTAAGCGTCTGAACACCCGTGGGGCTAAGAAACCAGAGGTCTCCTGCTGCACGACATACAGCAAACTGTGACACGCAGCCTATGCCGGGGATAGTATCAGATACGTACATGACTGTCGGGTCGATACCCAGACTAGAGCCCTGTCCGTCCGTCACTATCACTGTGTTGTTATAGCCGAAGATGATTAGATCTCCAGCGAACTCTTCAATAGCTACTACTGTATCCTGCCCAGCAGGCCATACCTTCGACATATCGAAGAGGCCACCACCGTCTGCGGCATCCCAGCGGGTCTCATCTAGGAGTGCTGAGTACCTGATAGTTTTTCCATCTTGGTCAACACACCATAAGCGACCGAACGCAGACGTGCCGACACCCGAAGTAGGAGCAGTGCCAGAGTTAACAGTAATTGTTGTGAAATTGCCCGCACCCGTGTAGACACTTGGGTTCGACGAGGTTCCCGTACCAAGCGCGATGCACTTGTCGTTGAAGTTGACGAACTTGATGTTGCCTTCCGTGATGCCGAGCGAGCCTTCAATAGATGTCGGCGCGCCAGCCGTCGAGAAGATGTCTGCATCGGTGCTACAGATTGTTTCTGATGTTCCGTCTGCTTTGACATACTCAAATACTCTCATAACCACCCCACTAGCGGGGGTAGTTGTCTGTGACTGCCAGCCGTTGCGTACCGCTGCTCGTCCAGCACTGTCAAACTTAGCGTTCGTCAGAACCGTAGACCACTCAGGGCTGAGCAGAGTAGCTTCGGCCTCAGTGTTAAGGCCCATAAAGCCGGGGGCGGTCAGGTTAATTGGTACTAACGCCGCGCCGCCGTGTGCGCGTTGTGTTGGCATTACCAGCTTACTCCGATGAGGTTCGTTCTAAGAGCCTCAAGGTTAGTCATGTCCTTCTCGTCGGACTTCTTGTTGACCTGCATGTCAAGCTCCATGGCTGCGGCAACGGCTCTCTGTGCCTGCTCGGCTACTAGCTGTGCTGGCTCTCCGATCTCCTCACCACGCTCGTTAAGAGCATACTTGAGGGCGGTCAGGTAGATGGGACGCTCTGGGAGAAGGATCTCCGTAGCGTCGTCCGTGCCGTCTACTGCTAAGGTGGCCTGCGGTGCGTACCAGTAGGTGCGCCACGTGCGGGCCGTGGTGGAGCCCTGTTTCAGTTCGATGGAGTATCCTCTACCGTCTGTGTCGGGCTTGACTGCAAACTCTGTTGGTGCCTCCAGATCATCTGGGGTACCTTTGAATGTGTTACGCCACTTGCGTAGCTCTTTGAGAGGGATATCCATTAGCTGTCCCTCCTCGCTAGCAGTGATGTCGTACGCCATTGGAACGTTGTCGTCCAGTGAGCGTACTAGGAAGGAGCGGTCTGTGGTAGTCGTAAGGTCGTATTCCCTCGTACCATCCGATAGGATTGACGTATCAATCTCCGTCTCGTTGACCGTCCAGAACCACATGTCCTCGATGTCTTCCTTAGCCTCATTGACGAAGGAAGCGATTAGCGCAGCGTAGTCTGACAGGGAGATAGAGGAGACCTCTGACTCACGGAGTCGTACTAGGATGCGATTTACTATTTCAAGTTGTGTTGCCATTAGGTACCTGCTTCTGCG